AAGTGTCACTGCCATAGTCATTATACGACCAGCGCTCGCAACTTTCTTTCCTATTTTACCAATACTTTGAAGCGATTTACCAAGAGTAGCTGAAAACTTATCTACTCCAGCAATAACGATTCTAATTGGAGGTATCGACATTTCTATCTTCGTCCTTGTTTTAACGCTTTACTTGTATTTTCCAATTGTATTTTCCAGAATTGAATATCTTCTGCATCCATATCCATTAAATCAGACTGTGAGAATTTATAATTATAAGCGAATGCACCTAACCATTCCCGCCAGTCTAACGGGAAACTGGCAAAAAAGAGTTTAACACTTCTGACAATTCAAAGAAATCCATTGAATCCATTTCTTCGATAAATGTTCTTGACTCTCCAGTAATCTTAGATGCAAGCTTAATCATATCATCAAATTTAATACTATTAGCTTGGATACCTTTGAAATCACCGGCTTTTAACCGGCGAATAACTGTAATGGATGAAACTTCTTCTTCATCCTTTCCCCATTTAACAGGAACAGAAAGTTTAATTTCATGAGGGATGTCGAATTGCTTCCGCTCTTCGTTTATACTTTCGGCATTTTGTTCTGACATTGGATTCCTCCAGATTAAATGTTAAATGTTAATTATTAAATGTTAATTGTTAATTGTTAATATAGAATAAATTTTAAACTATCTAATTTCTTCTGCACTTAAACCATGCAGAACAAGTTGTATATTTCCTTCCTCTGTTTGGATATCCCCATCACCTGTATATCGTGCGTTTTTCAAAACAATTATTTTACCATTTTCAAGAGATAAAGTCGCAGTCGCATTATTTATCGTTACAATTTTTTCCACGTCAAGCTCTGAAGTATCAGTAATCTCTCCCTCGATACGAGCAGCTTGTGGTGTACCTTTATAACCATGGACTCGATCCGCACCGATTACCGGCTCGTACTTTGGTTTACCGAGATTATAAGTGAAATTTCCTTTAGCCAGGTAGATTTCACCATTTAATTTCAACTCGATAATTCCTCCAACAACATCATTAGACATATCTAACCTCCAATAAAAAGTTTATCTCATTAACTTACTTCCAGAAAGACTATAGTTAAACAGGACTCTCAAGAAGAAATTGAATTACAGCTGCACCGACTCTAAATTGATTCATTAAATCAGGAGGTAACAACCATTCCAAACGATTTGGATCTGTAGTTGACCGAACACAGACAAGATCCTGTTTAAATTGAGCAACATTTTCGCATAATCCAAGAAACTCCCAACCTCTAAAAATATTTATAGCTTCAGCTTTTCCAAGTTTTGGAGTCATTACTTGCTGTCCTGGACCCACTTGCACACCATCATCCGCAAGCTTAGCACGAGGATATCTCGTAAGTATCTGTGTACGGAAATCATACCGTAAATACATCAAAGTCAACATCGTATTAACATCAAGATACGCAATATCATCCGCACCAAGAGCATTCTTTTGATACATAGTAATCGCACGCTGCATTCGGACTTTACCAGCATTATCCACATAAAATGTAGAGATCCCATCGTACAAAAGAGTATTATTCTCCGTATTTGTAAATCTTTCCATTTTCCCTGGAGGAAGAATACCTACAAGCTCAATCGTTTGAAAAGGCGCTGCCGGATCTTGTTGTCCTTCTTTAGCTATCTGTGCAGCCCATGCAGCCGCAAACTCGAACGAACATCCAGGTATCTTTTGACTATGCACACACTCCACAAATTGACTGTTTCTTCCATTACCAAAAGTTGATAATTGCGCAAGTGTTCCACGTCGAGAAGTAATGTACTGTCCGTCAATCATCCGCAATGGCCCGAATCTATCTGAAAGTTCTGCTTCAATTGCATTCAAGTTTGTCGCATCATAATACGGAGCACAGATCACTTGATACCAGTTATCTCCAAGTATATCAATAACATCTTGTATATCTGGATTATTTGCTCCTGCAGACATAGCATTTACAGTACAAGTAATACCAGTTGGTAATTCTTCACCTGAATTATAATTCATTCGTAAATCAATATCATTCCCCGGTTCGCCAGCATTCTTTGCGGTTATTGTTACGGTTCCGGCAGCATTTACTCCAGTAATAGGAAGCCCATTATGTATCGCAGCGACAAGAGCGGCCCCAATCTGATCCGCAGTCATTCCCACAGTTACCGCAATAACAAGACGCTCCCCACCAATATATGCTGTAAAAGAACCAGGAGCAGTCGCTGTTCCACCAATTACGAATGTACCAGTCGCCTTTACTCCTGCACCAGCATCATCCAACGAAACACCATAGACAATAGTTGTTCTGTTCCCTTGAAAAAATTTCTTAAACATACGAGCAAGTTGAGAACCGCTTCCATAAAATTTTGTTGCTTCGTCATAACTTGTCACTCTATCAATTATTAATTCTGCCCGAGTTCCACCAGACGTTCTTCCACCAATTAAAAGAGCATTATATTGAAGTAAACTCGGTCCTGTAAATGCTCTTGACGGATCAAATTCCACATATATAAATGGAACACGAAGATCTGTACTAATTGTCATTTGATACCTCCAGTATTAATTTTTTTCTTTTGTTTAACGGACATCAATTCAGATAACGAATTATCTCCTTTTGAAGATTTATCATCTATAATCGTATCTTCCACAAGAACAATATCTCCATCCTTAAGTCTCCTTCGCCAATAAGTAGACATTGGAATTAATTCTCCTTCTTGCGGTAAGATAGTCCCATTAGTATCCCTTACAATACTTCCTGGGACTCTTGGCTTTACCTTTGAAATTATCATAGTTATTCCTCCCTTATAGTTACGTTGTCAACAGCTTCTGATCCTTCATGCTCTTCATGCACTTCCCAATCGGCACTATATTTTAGAAATTCATCCAGTTTACCAGTATAAAAGAGATTCGTAAAGTAAGTTATATTCCAAAACAATCGTAAAGCACCTACTTCTACATCCCCGTCTGCCACGATATCAACAGGCTCCGTTCGTACAAACGTAACATCACCAACTAATCCCTTTAATCCAAGAAAGCGATCTCCACCAAATGTCTGTTCTATTTCGTACGCTCGTGAATCTAACCAATCGTCAAGTTCGTTTTCTCTTTCTGAATTAGAAACCATTGCAACTTCTGTTGTCAAACTAAGCTCCCTCTTATAATTTCTGGGAGCTGTATTTTGATGATCCGCTGGTTCTGTCGTAAAGTAGATCAAACCACACGGAGTTTCTGTGTAAAAGATAGGCTTAGGTCTTGAGCAGAACCAATGCCCACCCAAATCAGTATTCTTTATTAATAACTCTTTAACACGATTACGAATTAATATTCTCGGGTGTGGTTGTTTGTTATGTGGATATACAAATATATCTGTTGGATAATTCATATTGTCTTCTCTTTATGTATATTAATAATTGTTACTCCAACTCCATCCGGTTGATTACCCAGAACCTCATATCGTTCTCCACGTATAACTATTTTATCACCTTTACGAATACGTTCTATAAATTTAGATGTTTGACACTGTACTTGCGGATCACGACTAATAAAATCAACTCCGGTATCTGGATCAACAGCTATGTATTCGTTGTCAAATATAACTATTAGATCAAATATATATCCGGATTTATGTTCATATGTCGCATGTTCCGCAAATTCTGTATCGTTAAAGAAAGTCTCATCTAAATCATTTTCCATCATCGTTTGAAAAGCATTAGAAGTAATAACACGGATTAAAGGAACACCAAAAGCTTCAGAACTATTAATTGACTCAGGATAAAGAACCCAAAGATTTCTAACAATACATGATCCAAAATCCTCTTCACTTGTTATACCTTCTATCTGTATAGATACATTACCAGTTGTAAAACTACATACACCAAAAGCCTCTTCACTCGGAATACTATCAACACGTATCTGCATACTAATTGAAATTGATCCCCAATTTTCTTCACTTACGATACCACTGGGAGAAACATTAACAGACCCAGTTGTAATCTGCAAGCTCCCGAATTCTTCCTCACTTAGGATACCTATAGGATTTATATTAACTGGACCTGGATTTACAATTAGAGCTCCGAAAGATTCCTCTGAAAATATAGAGTTAGCAGATATTAAAACATTACCAGTATGTAAAGTAGGTAAACCGAAAGCTTCTGCACTCAGAATACTATTAACTTGTACAGTAACCCCTCCAGTACTTAATATAGGCAACCCAAAGGTCTCACCACTAACAATACCTACTGGTAAGATATTGACTTCTCCGACTATTATTACAGGTGCTCCAAATGCTTCTGCACTTACAATACTTGAAGGTACAATATTAACATTACCAGTATTTATACCAGGTAAACCAAAAGTTTCGCTACTAATAATTCCTATCGAATTTATATTAGTATTCCCAACTAATAATACAGGTGTCCCAAAAGCTTCACCTGAAGATATTCCAGTCGGTGCAATATTAACATTGCCAGTTGTTAAAACTGGAGTACCAAAAGCTTCCGCACTTGTGATACCAACTGAAACAATTGACATTTTAAAAGATGGAGTACCAAAAGCTTCCGCACTTCCAATTCCTTGTCCATTGAGATTAATGTAATACATCCCATACGCAAATATAGCTACCCCAAAAGATTCAGAACTAACAATTGACGAAGGTGAAATGTTAACTGGACCTCTACTTATTATTGGAGAACCAAAAGCTTCTTGTGAAATTATCCCACCTGGATCATGAATTGTAAGATTAATCTGCAGAGTACCAAATGCTTCTTGTGAAGCTATTCCAGAAGTAATTACGATAAACTGTTCTGAGAATACCGTAGGAGTACCAAATGCTTCTTGTGAAATTATACTTGGAACCAAAATCTCTGTTGGAATAAAAGGTGTCCCAAAAGCTTCACCTGAAGATATTCCAGTCGGTGCAATATTAACATTGCCAGTTGTTAAAACTGGAGTACCAAAAGCTTCCGCACTTGCGATACCAGAAGTAACAGTAATATTCGTCATCTGTGATTCTGTTGTACTAATCGTAACTACAGATGAAAAATTCACGTAATTATTGTAAAGTAGAGAATACCAAGATAAATTTAAAGTCGTATGTACTTCACTATTAGAAGCCCAATATCTCGACTCTCCTCGATCAGAATTATTATAATCATCACCATTATCTTCATTAAACGCAAGATAATCTGCATCTGTATAATCAAGCGTTTCGGTACACGTAACATCATTCCCTAATTTTACACCATTAACATAGAAACGAATAATATTTGTCGATGCATCAAAACAAACAGCAACATGATTCCAACCAGAACCTGGATCAAAAGTATCTGTTGACTCATAATTCGTTTCACCATAAACACGAAGGCGAAGTACTGCAGTTGATGTATTAAAATCTCTAATCATCATTCTGAAAGCTGGATTACCTGTCGGTATAGAACAGAAAGCAGAATATTGCATTGGTGAACTATGCCGACGAATCCAAGTTTCACCAGCGATAAATTGTTGACCATCCCCAGAAACATAGGTTCTACGAATTGTCACACCTTCCGATCCAGATCCAGCACTAAAAGCAATACCTCTTTTAGTTGTAACTCCTGTCAATCCAGAAACCGTATATCCAGTACCTACTTGTGAAACATCAAGAGCAGTCCCAACTTGGGAAGAATCTTTAACAGTACCACCAACAGTTGGACTCAATTCACTATGGTGAAGAATAGTGCGAAACTCAGAACGCCAAGTACTTGATGAGGAAGTACTCGACGCTCCACTATTTCCAAAATAAATATAAAATTCAAAGTCAGCGGAAGCAGTTGGACTCATCTTAACATAAAGTTCACCATTCTCACCTGATTGATCAAACCAATCTAATTCATGAGTAAGAATAGAAACACCATCTGCACTTGTCACTCTAATATCAGAACCATCTGCTTTTCCATAAGTAAATAAATCAGCAAAAGATGAATGTCCAAGATCCACAAAGAATGCAAAATCTGTCAAATTCGCAGTAACATACGAAGATGAAAGTAATACTTTTATTCTTTTAGACCAACTTGAATTATACCATGCCATTAGATCAACCTGTTATTAAATTAAGAAAAAGGATGTTCATGAAAAATTTTTCAGCACGAACATCCTTCTTAAGTAAATGGATTAATCAGACTACAATTTCCAAATCTTATTCGCACCATTATCCCACGTAACAGTAATATCTCCACCATTCGGTGTTACTGGTAAACCTGTTGCAGAATCAATATAACCTATCAATTGAGATGTTGCTTCATTTCCTGTATCCTGTACAAGGATAAGAGCTTCACTTACATCCCCACTAACAGAAGAAAAAACAGTATCAAGAGCATCTGCAACTCCAGCTGCAGTTGACTTACCGGTAAGAGCCGCAGATGCAACTCTTGCTCCAGCCGGGACACTGGTAAGAAATTGGTGACTTGCCAAATTAACGGTATAGTCGGCTACATCTGTAAGAATGACATTTATCGTATCATTCGTGTAGTCGATATCCCCATTAAGGAAGGCATTCCTGCCATAATCATAAAGAGAATTCATAGAATTTTACCTCCGTAAACGTTTTAGTTGTCAATCATCCTCTTCTGACAAAATATCGTCAGCGGATTCTTGTATTTTTGCTACTGTTTTCTTACCGATACCCTTAACTTTCTTAAGATCATCTGGCTCTGCATCGGCAATGGACTTAATTGATGTATATCCTGCCTGGATCAGACGATTTGCTAACTCTACATTAACTTCTTCAAGTTGACAAAGAGTCTCCACAATTGATGTATTACTTTCCGGGAGCTCAAATTCAGGTATCTCAAATACTTCTGCAGCATTTTTCCGGATTAAAGAACGGGCAATATCATCGTCAACTTCAATACACGATCCAGGAGTAACCCAATTACCATTTAATTTAATTGAACGTATCGTACGAATTTTCATTTATCAACTCCTTATTCGAGTTATTGAATTAGATTAAATTACATCCGCACAAAGGAAAGCATCAGGCTGTAAAGGAGCCATTAATGGAGCAGATTGTAACATAACCAATCTTGCACTTGGATCATTTTCTTTCCATGATTTTGGAAATCTTGCTGCAGGAGCAAGTGCATCCAAATCCTTAATCGCACCATACAAACGAGTACTACGAGCAGATGGATTTCCAAGAAGTACTTTATTATCAGGCATCATTGGATATTCTATATCATCATTATCGTCAACGTACCATTCTTCGTAAGTGTATACATCAAGTCCAAGCTCTTGTAGAGATCCATAATAAATGACACCATCTGGAAGTATCTGTGGATTAATACGACCCATTTGAACATTAATCATATTAAATACACCTTGCTTTGTAGCACTCCCCATAACTTGATCACACTTTAGAAAGTTATCAATTGTAGATAAACCCATAACACAAATTGATGGAGCTATACCGGAATCTTTACTTACAAGTCGTTTCCACAGCTTTAAATCGTCAAGTGGGGTTGCATTTGTATGATCAGACCATAAATCTGTCCCTGTCAATATTGGTAGATGGGTAGATGAAAAGAGAAAATCCAACTCATCGTCAACACCTTCTCCAACCACAAGAACTTTTCCAGTAGTCAAAGCTTGTGCGGCCATCCACTCTTCCCTTCTCGTAATCATTTCATCCATTTCACCAAGATTACGACCTAACTCTTCCGCGGCCATTTGAGCAGGACCACTATTTGGAGAATAAATAATATTTCCAGGTTGTCGCTTCAAAATATCTTCCGCAGTCGTTACCATCTTGGGCTTTACATACGCAGGTTTATACGATCGAGTCGTAAATCCTCGTTTCTCAATTACTTTACCTTCACGTCGAGGATTTACGAACGGAGCTAATCGTCTCCGTCCTTTAACAATATCAACATCTACTGATTCCGTATTGAATTTAACAGTCGTCCGAAAAAATGTATTCAGCAGAAAGGTACGGACCGGTTTTCGTTGCTCAATTATTTCGAGCATTGTCCGGGTATCAAAAAGATCTACACTCATAGGATTCTCCTATTTTAAAATTGTGAAATTCAGTTAATAGCTTAACTTTTAATTTATACTTTCCTACTCACGCTATATAGATTATCCATTGCTATATAGATTATCCATTAACAGAACCAGCTATTTGAGAAGCAACTGGAATTAATCCTACTTCTCGCATTGCATCACGAACATCTTCGATATCTGTACCACTTGCGAAGATCAATTGCCTTTCATTAAACTGTCCTTCAAGATAACCGATAGACCGTTTTGCAGCTATCGAAGCATCTACATCTTCCGATAGAACACAATATGGAACACTTGATCCATCAGTCGCAGCTTTACTGAGAAGTACAGCTTGTCTTGGATCAACAGTAACTGTAATTGTAAAACTATCACCGACAACAAAATCAGTACCTCCATCGGTAATAGTAAACGCTATTTGATCATTCTCAATCGCAGTTGTCCCACCAGCTCCAGGAGTCATTACTGCATCCGGAAGAGAATTACCATCAGGATCTACAACTGAAAAAGTTCCACCATGTGTAACAGCAGCCGTGCAAGTCAATGTATAGATACCAACTTTCAAATACCTTCGACCTTCCACAAGTGTTACAGTCCCATTGCCAGTATTCGCACCAGCTGTTCCAACGTTCGGAACACCTTCGGTCACTGTAATTGTAAAAATTGACGTAAGATCAAAATTAGTACCTCCATCAGTCAGAGTAAAACTAATCTCATCACTCTTAAAATCGAAAGTTCCACCGGCTGTATCCGGCATCGTAAACTCACCGAGTAACAATCCATTTGGATTTGTTACCTTAAATGTCCCACCATGAGTCACTGGAAGGACAGTACAAGTTACCAAGTAAGCACCAGGGATAGTCTTACTTCCACCTACTACAGATGTACAAGTCCCATTTCCAGTACCTGCCAATGTACCTGTCGTGGGAACACTAACTTTCGTACGACCAAGAACAGACCCACGAGAAAGATTCTGTCCTGCAGCAACAAGAATATCTTCCGTCACTAATTTTTTATCCCCACCGATAAGATTATCGGGAGTAAATGTTCCAAGTAATTCACCCATGGATTTCTCCTATTCTAAATTGTTATTGTTTAGATTGAGCAATTATATTTTAAATAATTACTTACCTATATAAATATATTACCGATTTTCGTTCATTGCCTTGACAGCAGAAGAAATAATTAAATCTTTTTCTCCACCATCACTCCCGCTTTCTTTACTTCCAACACCTGAAAGAGAATCTGCAAGTTCCTTACCATCATCTCCCAATTTATCAGACATTGCTTTACGCGCTTTTTTCTGTGCTTCAAGAATTTTCAATGAGACACTTTCAGCATTCGCTGTTGGATCCAACTTTGCATTCGCAATAAGATCTTCATAACCTGGAGCGTCAATAGCTTCAATCGAAGCAATACGATCACGCTCTACCTTAGCACCTTTCTCATTCGCAGAATTAAGTGCTTCTTGATTTTCAGCCAATGCTTCTGATTTCCCAAGAGCAATAGCCTCTTTGTAAATTTCAGGATGATTAGCTTCGAGTTCTTTAATGTTCATGATTCCTCCATAAAAAATAGTTGTATGATTAACCTTCTGCTCTGAGATGAGCAATTCCAAGCTGCCTATTCTGTCAGCAAGGCCCCGATGAACTGCATCCAATCCTACAAACATTTTCCCTTGTCCGTAATTGTCAAGTACGTCTTTCGACTCAATTCCACGATACTTCGCAACTGCCGATATAAAGACATCCGCAAGATTGTCAACAATAATTTGTATTTGTCCACGACCACTCTCAGTCGAAAGATCTGGTCTTTTGTTTGGCGATTGATTAGAGATAATCTCATACCGTTTAATCCCTGCTTTCGCCTCCTTTTCAGAAGAATCCGTGTATGCAGCCACCACTCCAATCGATCCAACTTCTGCCGTATCTGCCAAAACTATTTCCTTCGTAGCAGAACCTAACCAATACGAAGCAGAACCACCAATCCCTCCAACGTATGTCAAGACAGGTTTACGACTTCGTGCTTTATAAATTTGTTCTGCAAATTCAGAAATAAAAGTAATCTCACCACCAGGACTATCTACATTTAAAATAATAGAAGAAACTTC